ACCAGTGATAAAATTACGAAGCTCGTTCTCCATCTGCTCTGCCTTCTTCATGGCTGCAAATGTTTCTAATGCTTCTTCTTCTACCGATCCAATGCGTCTGCCTTTTGCCTTAGAGTGGCCTTCCTTGACAGCGTTGATGCCTTGCATCCACCTACCCAAATCGCCAGCCATTTGCTCAATGTCTCTCCCATGCTGAAAGGCAGAACAAATAGCTTTGTATGCTGTGCTAGCAAGCGCAATTCCGGTGAGTGGATCCATTCATGTTACTTCCTTAGAGCTTAGATGCGGCTGCAATTGCAGTCCAATAATCGTCACCTACCATAGAGTCTGAGTCTACACCACGATCAAGATTTATCCTGCCCATTCGCCCACAAAAATCGCCAAGCTGCTCTTCAGTAGTAATGCCTGTCATGTCAACTCCGTAACTAACAAGCAAAGCAATGCTTTTGTTAAACTCAATAGTTGAAGGCCACTCTAACCCAGCCGCTTCTGCAAGATAATTGTCTACAGTGCAATCATCACAACAGCCACCACGATAGCCCTGCTTTTCTGGATCAGCAGCAGAACGCCACTGTCCGTAGTTGCCTTTTTCAGCGCAGTGTAAATCAAAATTTCTACCTGTTTTACCAGCAGATACAAAAGCATCGTAGCCACGTTTATACGCCCAACGCCTATCCCAAATGTCTTGCTCTTTAGCTGGGTTAACTAAGTTTACCACAGCCTGCAAACCAGAAGGCATAGCCTCAAGCTGCTCAAAGCGTCCAACCATTGTTGTTGCTACAGCATCCCAATCAAACGTATCGCCCTGTGCCACAGGCTCCATAGTCGGAATACCAGCAAGGTAAATATCTACATCAGGTGTTTCAAAAAGATGTTTGAACATCGGATATGTATCAACAGCCGTATTTTCTAGGCTCATACCTATGACAATACCGTCTGGATTGTGTTGATGAATAAGATTTGCATAACCTGTGTAGCGGGGCTTTACGACACCAACATCCATTTGGTTAGTAAAACCAATGCGGAGAGGAGCCATTTCACTTTCATAGTTTGAAGGCCAACTGATAGTTTCAAATGTAAAATCACGCACATTTGTTTTAAGCCAGTCAACCACAAGCTGTGCTTGTGTAGCTTCTTGATTATGTTGCTCTTGGCTTGCCCATGTTTCTGCAGAATATGAAGCTACAATGTCGTGGTCAGTTTGTGACAACCAACGCCAAAGCGCATAGCTTGAGTTAATCCCGCCACTAAAGGGAATACATATTTTAGCCATTAGCTTGCACTCCCATTAACTGTTCCAGAATTATTTAACGTGACTGTTCTTCCGTTCTTGCGAATAGCAAAACCAGCCGCACCGCCTGATCCACCGCCAGATGGATATGAAGCAATACATGATGGATGCCTGTTTCCTAATGATGGAGACCATGTACCACTTGAACCATTGCTGCCGTTATTTCCGTAACTACCGGCTGAACCAGTCGATCCAAAACTGCCGTAGTACCAGCCACCATAACAAGTACCGTATTTGCCATCGTATGCTCTAACCTGACCACGGTTGCCTCTACCACCACCGCCGCCACCACCGCCTCGCAGCTTTCCACCGCTTAATACGTTGACAGTGATTGCGCCGGAACCGCCTGTTGATGTGTTGACATAAAGAGCATCGCCACCAGCACTACCATTTTGAGCAGTACCACCATTCGATCCAGTATAACCGTTAATGGTTCCACTAATGTTTATAGTCAGGTCACTGTTGGCGTTAAATCCACCAGTTGTTATAGCGCGAGTACCAGACCCACTAATTGTAACACCGCTGTTTATATTAACGATAACAGGGGTTGTGTCTGAAGTGCTGTAGCCTTCTGCTTGTGCGAGTGTTAATAGATTTACGTTGCTTGCGTTGCCAGTAATGTTGACAACGATTGCAGCTTGTGCGCCGTAAAAATCATTAAGACTAATTGCGCCTGTTTCAGGCACAAGAGGTGCGCCGCCACCAGCCAAGCCATTGGTGCGGTAATACTCGCTTAAGGATATAGGATTTACGCCACCAAACTCTGTTTGAAGATCAGAAAAACTGATTGCGCCTGATGACTGCAAAGCCATTAGACACTCCCAAAGGCTGTAACATCGTCAATAGCTACAACCGCACCAGCGGTTGTTAGTTTAAACTTTGCTGTACCAGAATAACTAAACACCATATCGCTTCCAGAAAGAGCCGCAGTCCAGTTTGTTGGGAACGCTTCAATGCCTGTCAACGATGCGCCATTACCAGATACAGATGTTGTTGTTAGATTACCGCTTGCATCACAAGTAATCTGATCGAAGTTAGCAATACCAAGTGATGACAATGTAGGAGCCGGAGCATTGCTAAGTGATCCGCTTGGAACCGCAAAGTTACCGCTAACAATGTCTGCTAGGTTTCTTGCTCTGGTCATATCTATTCCCCTGCTTGCGCTGCTAGTGCCTCTGCGTTACGGACTGCTGTGGTCTTCACGACATCATTGTCGAAGGCGTAGGAAACGATAAGTTCTCTTGTCGCTGGTACTTGGATGTCGTTGTCGAGGCAATGCTGGACTGTAAGTTGGACAATCTCATCATTGGCAATCCGGCATTGTTCAGTCACTGCGTTCTCAGCCCACTCTTGCGGAGACAACGAAGCGTATTCTAGTCCTTTGAACTGAGTGTCTGTCAGTTCGATTGTGATTGTTTGTGTCATTGTTTTTACTCCGTTGAGTTAGCCAATTAGATATCCATTGAATTTACAATGTTGATAACTTGCAATAATGGTCGCCCCACCAATACCTGCTTGGTAATAAAGGTTGAGGTATTCATTTGCTGCCATATTAACAATCATGCCACCTTTGTATTCCAAATGGTTGTTTGCAGTATTATCCTTTGTTTCGTAATTTCGGTAGATATAACCTCCGTTTTTATAGAGGTCGATATACCCCTCACCAGAGCTAGTAGTTCTGTCTGTGAGTAGATGCCAAAAAACCCAGTAACGACCGGCTATCGGAGCAGTAAATCTCCCATTTGACGTGTTGAAATAACCACCAGTATTAAAATCAGTACCACCGAATGAAATTGTGTTTCCGACTGACGTAGAGGCGGTTGGATATACAGAAAAAGCTGGCTGATACGGCATCGTGACACGGCCTGAACTGTCGATGCGCATCTTTTCGCTTGCGCCAATACCAAAGGTTACATTTGATGTGCCTCTAACCGCAAAATCACTGGCTGAACCAGAGAATAGGTTTGACGCATCACCAATATAACCAATCGGACTTGTGCCATATGCTGTGTAACCAGTCTGGGTTATATGTCCGGTGCCGTCCAGTGTCATTGCAGTGGTAAGAGATGAAGCACCGTTAGTTCTAATATTTAGACTATGAGAAACATCAAGATAACTAGCCGCACTGTCATTTACAAAATCAAAGTAACGACCTGTACTTGAGGATTGAAATCTAACTTGACCATCTGCATCTAAAATTTTGCCTGATGTTGGCGAACTGATACCAATGCCCACGTTCCCTGAACCATCCACAGTGATATCATCGTGATTAGGAATACCAAGGCTAGACAGTGTAGGTACAGATGGAGTAGATGCTGCCCAGCTTGCGCCATTGTAAGACAACACCTGACCGTTAGTTGCACCAGCAGTGCTTACATCTGACAAGTCATCTAGCACAGTGCTTAGTAGAGTGAACGTGCCGTAAGCCACAATATCTAATGTGTCATTAAGTGCCGCACCAGAAGCCAATACAATGCTTGTGCCACTAGTTGCTGTGAAGTCAGTGCCATCAATCAGCTTGATGCCGTTAAGATAAACGTCAACAAACCCAGCGTCATATGTTGCAGCAAAGCTAGTTTGACCAGCAGTTGCTATGTAAGATGAACGCTCAGATGTTCCGTTGACTGATGAACCAGCGTTTACCCAGCCAGAGCCGTCATAGACTTTCATCAGCAAAGCTGCTGGATCAGTATCGAACCAGAGATCGCCTTGCGTTGGTGATGATGGGGCTGTCGCTGAGATAAAGTAGGTATCAGCAAACGCATTAACGTCAGTTAAATTGGATGCAACAGTATTTACGTTAGCAATGTCTGCGCCAACAAGGTTGACGTTAGCAATGTCGTTAGCCACTACATCAATTTCTGATGTAGCTTCATTAAGATCGTTAGCTACTGTAATTACTTTAGCCACTTCAGCCGCAATAGCTGAGATGTCAGTTGCATTTGTTGCGGCAGCAGTAACGTCAGAAGCAATACCAGCCACAGTAGTTACATTAGCGTCAATCCCAGCAACAGTTGTTACATTAGCAGATATGCCAGCCACAGTAGTTATGTCTGCGCTAGACATTCCAGCCACAGTAGTAACATTAGCATCAATAGCCGCAACAGAGTTTACATTAGCAATATTGGCTGAGACTGTTCCGATGTCAGTAGCGTCAGCAGCCACCGCAGTTATGTCAGAAAATATACCAGCAGCAGTTGTTACATCAGCATTGATACCAGCAACAGTAGTAATGTTTGCATCATTACCAGCAACAGTATTGATGTTAGTGGTGTTGCCAGAAACAGTATTTATGTTTGCTGTATTGCCAGCAGTCGTTGTCACGTTAGCCGCAATACCTGATACTGTAGTCACATCAGATGCAATTGCAGCCGTGTCGCTAATAGCGTCAGTTGCTACCGTACCATCTTCAATGTCAGCTAGAGTAGCAATGTCAGCAGAAGCAGCAGCAACAGTAGTCACACCAGCAGTAGATGGGCCGTTTACAAGATCGCCAGTAATCGCATCAAACGCAAGAACTTTACCAGCGCGGCTAGCAAGGTCAGGCAAAATCAAATTAGCAGCAGCATCAGCATCAGTTAGGCGAAGCGAACGACTAACTTCATCATTAAGGTCAGCATTAATTGCTGTAATCCGATCTAACTCCTCATTCAGAGAAGCAACATCGAATGGGCCAGACGTTGGAAAGTCTGTAGTACGCTCAAGCGGAATGCTTCTTGTTATAACAACAGTGCTGCCACCAGACGCACCAACAACTGTCATTGCAATTGAGCCTGTTGCCCCGGAACCACCAGTTACAGTGTAATCAGTCGTGATAGTTTTAAGTGTGCCGTCAACATACGCGTTCAGATCGCCTTCTTCAAAGAACTCAAACGGCACAGTAAAGCTAGACTGTGTAACACCAGATGCCACAGTGTAGGATATTCGTGGTGAATTATCGCTCAAGTTAATTGTCATAGTAATCCTCTATCATGCAGTAATGCAGTTTGCCACGCACAATTAACGGCGACCTGCGTTAAAGAAATCTCTTGCATCATCTCGCCACAACGGCAAACCAACAAACGGTAATGAGTAGCCTAAATCTTTAGTGGCTCCCACTCTGTCACCTTTAAGATAACGATCCCAAAGACGATAATATTCCAAACCCAATCCAGCCGGTGCGCCTAACACTTCAGCAACAGCATCGCCCTGTCTTTCGCTTGGTGTGCCGCTAATCCATTTAGGCGGGATAGGAGATGTATTCTCGCGCATCATGCCAGTGTTAACTGCCATAGCAAGACCGCGATAACCAATGTCAGAATACACACCCAAGATGCCTGAGTGATCCACAACTCTTGCCATTGTCTCAATGCTATCTGCATCTTTCCACCATGACTGATCTTTGAGTGACAAAGATAAGTAAGACATACCAAGCAATGCTGACACGCCTTGCAATCTATAAGCCCTGCTTGGGTCAGCAATCGCACCAATGATCTTGTTGTTCGCACCAAAAGCAAAGTTCATAAAAGTAAACGGCAGCGTCATAAGCTGGCTGTCCATACGAACAAGAGCAGTCGATCCAGTAGATGCTCGCTTGTCTATTGCGTACATCTTAGGAAATACTTTGCGCATCTGTTGGAAGTATGTGTTGTCTTTCATGTACATCACGCCATCCATGATGCGTGGCTTATCGAACGTAGTAGCCATGATGATGGTGTTATTAGAGTGAGATGCAATAGCTGCCTGATACTGACGCACCGCTGCACGTTGTTGCGGCGTGTCTCTTTTCCAAGCGTCTGTGTTAGAGAACACAAAGTCTTCTGACTGATGCTTAGTCACAGGAGCATCAGCAATGATCTTAGCCATCTCCTCATCAATACCATAACGAGCCAGATACTCACGATCAGTGGCGTTGATTTTGCCCTTTGACCATTTCTGAGACAGCTTAAAGAATTTATCCTGCACAACAATCTGATCAAGCAGCTTGCCGCTGACAGTCACAGGCATCAAACCATTCATTGTGTAATAGACTTTGTTACCAACAGCAGTAGCTTTTTCTAGCATGTTAGGCTGAATGCGCTTGATGTTATCAGACAAGATCTCTCTTGCAGCTACGTTGCGAGAGATGTCAAGCAATTCACCAGCAAGGTTAGCCTGCCGGAATACACCAGAAACAAAGCCTGTGTCAGCTAGCGCAGCCGCGCCAGCCTTGCCAACATCCTTGTAGCCATGAGCAAGAACAATACTGCCAACATCAGTAATAGCAGAAATGCCTGCACCACCAAGGTAAGTCCACCCTGTCCATGACTTGACTGCTTTAGCTAACTGGTTATCCCAGCGATCAGGACGCTTGACGAAGTTACCCATCACTCTGTCATAGTCACCAACCATAGCAGCTTTGGCGTTGAGGATTTGATCCTCTGACAGCTTGCCTTTGCGCAACTCAGTCTCGAACGCATCCATGACTTCATCGATTGTTCTGCCACCATAGGTTTCAGCAAATGCAATCTTCTTACCCATGCGCTCAAAGTAACTGTAAAGAGCGTCCTCATCTTTGATAAGAAACTCCTCGACCATCCACTCAGGTATATTAGTCTTGCGATCTTTAAGGTGCTTAGTGCTGCCACCGCCAAATGACAGGTTCTCAAACTCGTCGGCATCTTCTTCCATGATCTTTGCAACAGTACGCTCTGCATCTGCTCTGGTTGTACCAGTGTATTTAGGATCAGGATTGTTGTTGCGTTCAATAGTGTACCACTCATCAAACTTTGCAGTCAGACGCTCTCTTGCCCCCTCATCTGAAAGCAGCAGCTTCTTGTCGTAATAGATTGGGAATGCAAAGTCTCTGCGAGGTGGCGAATTGATTAATCCTTCAAATCCATCGATGTCATCTCTGAGCTTGTTGATTTCTTTGTCGAGATCTGTGAGGAGTTTGAATTGCTTTTTGGTTGCGCCTGCGTTGGGCTGTGCTTTAATTTTGGCTTCAAGCTCGGCCAGCTTTGTTGTCTTCTCATCCAGCTTTTTATTTGCAGCATCGATGCGTTCCTTTAGCTTTGCGTTCTTTGGGAACACACCAAAGAATGTGGCATCCTCACCAATCTCTTTGAATGACTTATCTAGCAACACGGCTGCATTCTTCTGACTGTCAGTCATTGTTGCAGCAGCTTCTCTAGCAATACGAGGATTGCCAGAGTTTACTTTGACATGCTTGGTGATAGTGTCAGCAAGCCATGCATTATACTCTTTGTTATTACGGTAGAACACACCAGCAAAAGAACTAGCCTTCTCACCTATGCCTATGTCTTGCGCATGCAAGTCACGCAATCCACGCTGCACAGAGTTAAACGCACCATAGTAAGGCAGGATGCGCTGCGCTAAAGACTGCGTTGCTTTGCCTTCCATGTTGCCTTTGGTTGCAATCGATGCATTACTAGACATACGGATAGCAAGAGACTTTGCGCCCTCTGGCATAGCAGGATCAGCAAGAAACTTTTGCAAGTCATTGCTTAAAGGGTTGGAATATTTAAGGGTGCTATCACTGCCTTCTACAGCAGAGACATTGACACTACCATCACTGCCCCATATGTGGCGTGACTGTTCACCATCCACAGAACGAATAACTTTATTCACTGTAGATTTAATCAATGGCTTAGCGTAGGTCAGACCCATGCCAAGCACAGGCGACAATGCAGTAGATGCTGCAATGTTAAGCGTAGATTCAAAGTCAGCATCAGCAACTTGAAACGGTTCTCTAATAATCTCTGATGTAGCACCACCAACAAAACCAGCAGCAGCAAACTTCATAGCTGTATTAAGCTTTGATGCGCCGCCAACCACGTTCAGGCCTGGAATGAAGCCGATCAGGAAGCTGGGTATGTCGCCAGCTATGTTGGCTGTCAGTGCGCCTTCTTCCATGATCTGGTCACGCTCTAGCGCAAGGTCAACTTCACCAATAAGAAAGTCCATATGCTCTTGGTTCTTGGCGCGAACCAGATCATCATAGTACGGAAGATGGCTCTCAGGAATATTGGCAACAGCGTCATAGCTTTCATCCCGCACAACATTACTAAACCGCCTCATCTCCTCAAAGTGACCAGCAACAGGCAGGCGATCTGTAAAAGATGCTTTGAATGTTTCAGTCCATGATGGAGCAACGGCTCTGCCATCAGCAAAGCCGCTGTCCAATGTTATGAAGAAATCAGAAACACCATGATCCATTACTTCTGCCCTGCTAACTGCCTTGCTTTCTCACGTTGAGTATCAAGTAGATCATTTATCTTTGTACGAAGCGCCCTATCACCTTTTTGAACAGCAGTAGATCCTAACGGCTGTATCTTTTTCTGACCAAGCTGGTTAGTACTGGTTAAGTAGGCTGCTCTTGCTGCGTTTCCTGCTTCTAATTCTGCTTTGATTTGCTCTTGAGTAATTGCACCACGCGAATTAAGAACAGCTTGTGGGCCAACAACAATAGGCTTCATGTTGTTATCAAGGATTACTTTGTTATCTCTATCTACGATGCGGTAGCTAGGAAGATTAGTAGGTACGCCCTTGATTGGCCTTGTGCCTGTTGTTGGCGCAAAGAAAGCAGTGCTACCCATCTTGAGAGTTTTGCCTGTGCTGCTTTGCTTCAGTGCTGTCTGCGCAGCACCTAAAATAATGTCCATCTCACCATCACGGTTGTAATGCTGCTCTGGTGCAAAACGTGTATAGCTGCGCTGACCACCTTCTAATGCCATGTAGTCAGACTTTTGGAATACTTTATCAACAGAGTTTCCAATTATCTCTGCCGCCCTTGCTGCACCAAATGTGTAAACAAGATCGTCAGAGTATCTAGCAAAGTGTAGGTTTACAGCGGCATCAGTGCTGCCTGTTGCATCACGAACAAAGTCAAGCGTAGTCGGCTGTTTGCCTTCTACTCTCATATGCTGTGCCATTCTTGTTTTAACAGTTTCCCCTGCTAGAGAATCACGCTCACGCTCTGCTCGCTTAGCCATAATATCAGCAGGGGTAAAATCTTTAAACAAGGTTGTGTTAGCAACAGCATCCAATGTTTCAAAGAACATGATAGTGTCATCAGGAATACCGCGACTGTTGTAGACTAAACGCCCACCACGCATACGCTGCGTTGATTGCTTTACAAAGTTGCGCACCATAACACTAGCCATTGGGTTGTCACTGTTCTGCGCAAGCCAGCCTTCTATCATGTCAGGTGCTAGTGCATCAGTAACAGACTTAGGTAGCTGTCCATTGCCCATTAACACTGCATACTCAGGATCGTTACGATCACCTGTTAGAATTGCACCAAGGTTGTTAAGCAAATCCTGCGGTGTACCAATTGCGTATTTGCCTGTCTTCAAGATGAGATCGCCTGCATTAGCAGACAACGGCGCACCACTAGCAGCCATGCGGCTATAAGCACCGCGCAGCAAGCTATCTTTATTAGCTTTTGTTTGTGCAACGATGTTGTTTTCTACGCTGTCAAATGAAGATGCAAGCTTGTCTTGCACATCACCAAAGCCATCTGATGCAATTACTTTATCAAGGCCAACAGCCTCTAAAATATCACGATGCTCTGGATTAGTAATGTTATCCATATTGCCAGTACGAATAGCGGTCTGAGCAGACTGCATAATGTTACCAATAGGAATGTCTTGCGTATATTGATTGTAATTATCACCAATGTTCTGAATCAAAGCAGATGCAACATTGTCTAGCCTGCCAAGGAAATGCCCTTGGTTTACATCATCTCTTAGTTTTTGAATTACCTCGCGGTTTGCAAGAGTAGGAAATCTATCCTGCAATCCATCAATAATCTCAAGCATATCGTTGCGCTGCGAATCTGCTTGAGCAACCAAACCTTCTTCGCCATTGGGAAGTTCTTCATAGTCAGCAAGACCTAAACCAACCTTTGCTCTTATGTTTTTAGAAGCTGATGTTA